AGCATATTTGAAATTTCTATCAACATGACTTGATCCATTCTTCACATCTATATCAAAACCGCTTCCAGTAATATTTGATAAAGCAAAGAAATCGCCGCTTTGGGCGTTTTCTATTGTTATGGCAATACTAGGTAAAACAGAATTTGCCGAAACGCTAGTACCAGATTGTCCTGTAAAAAATGCATTTGTGAACGCAACTGATTTTTGAGAAGTTCCAGAAGCTATTAAACCATTTGTTGCCCCTGCATTACCAAGACTTGTTTCTGTTCTGCTTTCTAGTTCCGCTGTATATCCAAGCTGATCTATTTCTATTGATTGTGCTGGGTCATCAGAATCCATTTCACATCTAAATTTAAACCCTCTTGCAACATAAGTTCCATTTACAAACGGATTAAATTGAGTAAAGTTTGCCCCATAGGTGCAAGCTGTTCCGCTTGAAATAGTTGCAGTTATGGCAGAAGTAACAGTAAATGTTGATGAACTAGGTACAGAAACAATTTGATAATTTCCATCAGTCGCACTTCCAGCGGTAAAATCAATAACAACAAAATCGCCAACCGAATATCCGTGCGAACTTTTTGTAATTGTTATTGTTGTTCCGCTTTGCCCATAAGTTGCTGAAACCGATAAATCAGGGTCAAGATCAGTAGTAGCTACTAATAAAGAAGCACCGACATTAAAGGCAGTGGCCGCATCAAAATCAGTCCATGTATCTATGTTTGCTGTTCTCCTGTCAATCAGATCATTCGGGTAAAAACCCTGAGTTACAAAATGTCTTCGCAATCTTAAGGGCTGCTTTCCTCCCAAATCTAAAGTATTTGCAAATTCATAAGAACCGCCAGTAATATCAACAGCACCGATAAAGTCAAAGTCAGCAATACTGTCAAAATCTGCTTCATCATCTAATGTCACTAATGAACCAAGAACAAGTCCATTTACATCATCAGAAAAGAAACAATCAACTTTCGCCCCAGCAAAAGGTGGTGAGTCTGTATCTTCTCTATCTGTAAAAACTGTTAATTTAGGGAATGGGTCAGGGCTGTTAACAATTACAGAAGTTTCTCCTTCACTTAACCTTCCACCATCATCTCTAAATTTTAAAATATATTCACCATTTACAATATTTGGCACTATAGATTCACTAACATTACCGGGCAAAGCTGGTATAACATCAACAGAATTTGTAAAAGTTGCCGTACCATCAGCAATATTTGACGCCCTGACGACCACGTTTCCACCGTGGGTTACGTCAACATCTGTGGCTTTATCAAATCTAAGTCGTACAAATTGATCTGATATTGGTTCTATTCTTAAATTTGTTACATCTTGTGGTCTTGCAGTTTTACCTAAAGCCTCAAAAGTAAGATCGTTGGATGTAGCAGAAAGCTGGCCTTGTACGTTATAACTAAATACCTGTATTTCATATGTTCCAAGTTGACTGTTTTTTATTTCAAAGTCAGGTCTTGAAACTTTTTCAGAAACAAAGTTACTGTTTTCATAACGATAATTTACTTGATATTCAATAACACCAACTATCGGTTGCCAACTAATAAATATTTTTGATACCGCTTGATTATTGATAGGAACTATTGTCTCAACAGCGGATAAGTTTGATGGCGGTGGTTTTAGTTCATTTAAAACAGAAACATTTCTTGTTGGTAAAGTTGAACCATCTTCAATAAAATCATATTTAGCTTCAACATAAGAAAGTGCTGTTATTGAAAAATTTATACCATCTTGTTCTTCAACAGTTATTACTCTAAATTTTTGCGCCTGTACTGTTGTATTTGCTAAAAGCCAAACGGTGTTGACATTTGGTGTTTGAGAAAAGGCTGAACTTACTGTAACAACACCAGCGGAAGTAATACTCGACACATCTTTTGTTTCAACAGTTCCATCTGGTAAAACAACACTTAAAGTTGGAGAATCAGTTGTTGCCAAGTCAGAAGCATTGGCATCATCAATAGTCATAACTGTTGTTGAAGCAACAGCGGATAATCTTCCACCTCTTCTAACGCCAGCACGAACAGGGTCAGCTATATCAATAATTGCGCCGGGTCTTACTATCGCGCCAGCATCTATTGAAGTTGTAAAACTAACCATTTCAGATTCATTTTGTTCTGCAAATAATATTGCTCTGCCTAATCTTGCAGCTTGTCCTCTAGATGTACAAGCAAAAGCTTTTACTTGTTTTGTAATAATCCCGAATTTACTTTGTGCTATTGTATCGTCTACAACTTCAAAATCTACATCTTGGCTGTCCATATTAAAGTAAGAGACAGCAACAGCGGTATTTCTTTGTTTTAAACTACTACCAGAATAATTGAAACCCTCAGATGAAATATTACTTAGGTTAAAAAGGTAACTTGCACTTTTTGGGGAATCTTGAGTAATCTTAATTGAACCAGCGGAAAAAATAGGCATACATCTCATAACACCAGCTAATTCATTGATAAGATCAAAAGCTGTTGAGGAATTTTGTATGTTCACATTACAACTAAATCGTGCCTCTTGCCCTCCTAGCCCATCATCAACAAGAGTGTTTGCAAATTTGCTGGCAGTTACAAATGAAAATAAATCAAGATTGCTATCTGTTATATGATCTCCAAAACCATATCTTGTATTTGTAAGTAAATCTAATAAAATCATTGCTGGACATGAAGTCCAAACAGCGGCACCCATAACACCATTAAAAATGTAGCCATCTGGGTAAACAATCCGGCCAGTTGCAATATCAACAGTCGGTGTTCCTGAACTAGAAGCGCCGGCTCCCGGAATCCTTACTTTGATACCGCGAATACGATATTTGCGGGTAGGGATAGAACCAAACTGTTGTGAATCAAGCCTGATTGAGTTATAAGCAGAGTTAGCATATGTAGAAGCATCATCTATTATTTCTGAAAAACTTGTCCATTGAAATGCGTTTACTGTACTACTTGTGGTGCTGTCCGCAGTTATTCTTGTAACTCTTATGTCAACAGGAAAAGAACCAGTTAGTTTTATTGAAAAATCTTTTTGGTATGCGTCAGCGGTTCTACCAGTAACAGTATCAGTATGCACATCTGTAAAACCACCAGAATTATATTGAACAGAAATTTTAAATTCAACTGTATCTCCTAATAAGTCACCGCTATCTGTTGCCACTTGTATCTGTGGAAATGTTATTGTAACCTTTACGCGATCAACGTTTGTGTTTGTAATTTGTCTTGTTACTGGCGAAGATGCTGTTACTTCAATACCGACAGGCGTATTTGAAGAAGAACTTTCAACACCATCAATTTTTGTTTGGTTTGCAGTACCATGTCTTGAATTAAATGTTACATCTTGAAAATTAAAATCTAAATCTTGGGGGTTTGTTGATGATGCGCTGGCTCTTAAAATTGGTGTATCGTTAAGAAATACGTCTTTAAGATAAGAATTTCGATAAGCAGTTGATGTTTTATCTGTAATACCTTCTTTTGAAGCAGATGCACTTCCCTCGATCTCACCCTCAGAAATTAAATCTAAAAATGTTACAAACTGCTTACTATGTAAAGTATCAGGCGTTCTTGTAGGTTGTGGAGGTGGAGAAGGCTTTGAACCTCCACCGAATGAACCACGAATAATTTTTTTATTATCGGTCATACTTGCACCTGTTCAGTATCTATTGAAGAACTTATTACAACAGAACCAGTGAATATTTCTCCATATACTAAAGGAACTGGCGTACCAGCACGACTTGTTTGTTGTGTGCCACTAAAAGCAAAAGACAACCTTGGGTCTTGTTCAGAACTGAATTCAGGTACTTTTGGTGTAGGAAATAACATATCACTTACACCGCCTAAAACTAATCCAGCACCTATTCCAAAAGCTGCTTTTGCACCCAAACCAGCAGCGGCAAATCCACCAGCACCAGCCCCGAAGGATATTGGTGCTGCAAAAAAACCACCAACACCAAAACTTGCAGCAATTAAAATACCACCAAATATAGCTTTACCAATACCACCAGAACCAGATATAACAGGAACAAATTTAATGTCAGATTTACCAACTGGAAAATGCAATTCTTCA